CGCAGGTGCCACATTGCCTGTATTTGCAGGTGCGTCCATTCCATATGGACGATAATATGTAGCGAAACGCTCTGGATCATAAAGTTGACCATCTACACTTGCTTCAAACATCTCAAAAATTGCATTCAATGTTTCTGCATCAGGACGCTTTGGAAGGAAGTCATTTAGATTAAATAATCCATTCGCTGCAATTGCATCACGCTCTGTTTGATCCAATGATCGTTCTCTACGAGCCCAATTACTAGTACCATAATCTGCATACTGTCCTTTAGTACCTTTGGTAATTTTAAAGTCAGTACCCATTTCATAGTCTGTAGGAATCTCCTGGAAGTCAGGATCCATTAATGCACTACTAATGATTTTATAAATTTGAGGTGAGATTACAAAACGTCGAATTGGATTTTCTGGAACGCTATCCTCAACCATATCGCTTTGTGTTACAAAACCTTGGAATACATAACTACGTTTTTTCCAAAACTTACGTGCCATATCTTCCATTGCATTATCTTTAAACCAAGGACGAATTTCTGCATGCACTGGGCATGTTTCATTCCACATTTCTACACATGGTACCTGGATAGTTACAGGTTTGTTTTCGTCATGACCTTTTACACCTGGAAATGTAAAACGCATCATTTGGCGTTCTTTCCAAAAGAAAGTATTTTCTTGATCTGCATCTGGAAGGAATCTTAGTGTTGCACTTGATCCGGAATCAATGTTCCAATGTGCAAAGATTGCGTTGTCGCCGCCGCTTGTAGATTTACTACTTGTTGATTGTTCTTGTTGTGCTAGTTTCGCACGGATTTCTGCTAAAGTTGCCATATTGTTTTCTCCTATATTAGCCTATATTAGTATTGTATGTTGCACACATCTGTGCGCTTTTGCCTTTAATTGCCTATACAGTATATGTTTTTTATTGCTTACTGTCAAGCAAATAGTTGATTTCCTTAGGAAATTTTTCTACGCATAGCAGTTAATACTGTTTCTGCGATAGGTTGTACTGATTCTTCTTTTTTAGCACCAGTGTAACCTTTTTTAAGAATATGATTGATGACTTTAACTACAAGAGATATAGATTGTTTATCCATATCATGAATAGCAGTACTTAATCTACTAAACACATTACTTGCTTCATCATTCTTAGTCTCTTGTGCTAGGTAAGATAACATTGAGCTTACCTTTGCCATAGGGCCTTGTTGGCCGCTATATTTCTTTGGATCCTCATTATTTGGATTCGAAGGATCGTTTGGATCTAAACTTAATTTAAAGTCTGCTCCATCTTTAATCATTGCATATAGTGATGCCAATGTTTCTTTATTAATTTGATCCATTGTTTCTTTCTCCTTGACGATACGTGCTACTGTTGTAAGTACAGAATCCATGTTTCTGTTCTCAAATGTATCATACACGAATCTTTGTGCAATGTCAACAGAATTTTCATCTAATTCTTCTGTTTTTTCTTCTACAGCCAGTTTATCATAACCACCTTTTGTATGTAACTTACGTATATCTTCTTTAAGTTTCTTCATACGACTTCTGCATGTTTCAACTACATCCTGGTTACCTTCATTTACTAGCTTATTTCTCTTTACATGGTTTAAAAATTGATTTAAATCTGTGATTTCCTCACAAATTCCAAGTATTTTATTACCTTTTGCATCTTCAAATACACCACCATTATTAACGTGCATAGCCATTGCCTTTGCACCTGCCATATATTTGTGTGGGAATTGTTGGCGATTTCCTTGTCCATCTTCTACAAACAATGAGTGTATATGTCTACTTCTAGAACCACGTATTTCTTCATTCACACCTTTTGTATGCTTGATGATTAATCTACAGTTTTCCATTTGAATATAACTTGTTTTCAAGCTACCATATGCTCTGCTATATCCTTCAGTCACACTCTGATGTGAAAAGTCTTTTGGTTGTATGTTTTTGTTAAAGCGTCTCAATTTATATTCACCCATTGTATTATGTGTTACTGACTTAATATTGTTAAGTAACGTTTTGTTGTCTTGCAATTTAAAATCTGTGCCAATTTGTACTACAGTCTCTGTCTGTCCAGAATTGTCATTTCGAAGTGTAACTAATAAATCTCCGTTAATTACATAAAAACGTGTTGCTTCAGCAGGTTCTAATGTTTTCTGTCCTGCATCGTTATACAGTACAATATCCATATTTGCACCTTTTAATATATTAAAAATTTCTGAAGCTAGTTGTTCCATTTTAAATCCTTTAAAGTATTTATCCAAAAAGTATATTTTAAAGCATACTGAATGGCATAGGTTGAACGAAATCATCGTCATCATATGCATCTTCACTTAGCAAATAATCGTATGCTTTTTCTTCATAATTTATTAGTTCTTGCGACATGCGAATTACTAAAATACTAGCCATTACTAAATCGTCTGTCTCACCCTCTTTGGCTGAATAAGTATTACCACGTGCAATAAATGTTTTTAGTTCTCTTAATAGATTTTGACTGGCAATACCCATTTTGTCTGTTTCAATCCAATGTTTTAATTTACTACATGCTGATATTTTACTTTTATGTGTTGTAGTAAAACCCCTACGAAATTTTTTACTATTTCCATGTGCTTTACTTTCACTTAAAAATGTGCCAGGTATATTTTCTTCACCCAGCTCCATAACACTACCCAGTGCTGCTTCCCCCAGTGTATTATTTTCAATACTATAATAAAGCTCACAATTACCTTTTGTTTCTGTATGAATGTAGTCACATATTTGCTTAATAATTTTTACCTGTCCTTGAACACGTGTTCTATTATTCTGCCATTCTGCTATCTGTCTCATTCCTGGTAGTTCATATACTTGTATTGCGCTATTATCTCCGCCTGTACCTAAACTTGGATCTAATGCCACCATGTATATGTGATCTTTTTTAACTGGTCTATACCAACGCACTTGGCCCATTTTAGCATACGGATCTTGATATTCCATTTGAGCCAATTTTATACTATCAATAAGTGTTTCGTCAAACGCAATAAATTCACAATTATGTTCACGTCTAAATCGTTCTTCTCCAATTTTATTACGTTCTTCTTCTGCCCATTCTTCATCTCTGTCTGGGTGCTGTATCCATGTGGCTAAGAAATGGGCAAATCCATTTTTTCCTATATCAGATTCATTTCCATATTCGTCAACATTCTTATTAGCTTCACGCCAAATTTGTGCAAACTGGTCGTCGTCCATATTTGGAGTACTAGTAATAATACATTTACCACCTGTACTAAGTGTTGGACTTAATGCTGTCCAGAACTCTCTGGCTATCGTTCCTCTAACAAATGCAAACTCGTCCAAGTAAGCAAGTGATATAGACAAACCACGTCCTGTATTTTCAGTAGTTGCTTGTGCAATAATACGGCTACCATTGTCAAATTCTAAACTACCTTTGTTATATGCTGTAACACCTGCACGAATATAATCTGGTAATGTTTCATATGCAAATCGTATACGTTGCATAATTTCTTGAGCACCACTATACTTGTGTGCTGCAATAAGAATAGTTTGGTCAGCATGGAACATTGCATACCATAATAGGTATCCTGCTGCTGCTGTTGATTTGCCCATTTGTCTAGCAAGCATTGCTATACTAAATCTATTATTGTGATAATTATCTACCAAATCTCTCTGGTAGTCAAAAAGAGCAAAACGCATACGTCCTTTAGTTGGATGTTGGATGTAGCAATGCTCTGTCATAAAATATTTAGGATCATTTGCACATTTAGCCAACTCCATTAGTTGGTCTTCTGTGTATTTCTCCGTTTTATGTGGAGTTTTGGTTAATCTTGTATCTACTGCCATAATTGTATTTATAAACAGAAAAAGGGTTAGAAATTAATCTAACCCTTTCTACTTTGTTATAACCTTTAGCTATTCTTCTTAGCTTCGTAAAGAGCCTTCATATCTTGTACTGTATGCTCTTGTACATTTACCTTCATGTTTTCTGCATCTAAATAACGTTTTAGACTTAAATTTACACCCTGAGCAAAATCATATGCATCTCCGTGTTCTCTTGGTTCTACTTCTCCAATGTTATCTGGTGTGTTAGCCCATTCATTTAATTTTTCTTGAATAGCTGTTTCACTAAGTCCTGCATTTTTAAGTAGTGTAATTAGTTGTGTTGTGTCCATTGTAGGTGCTTCTGAAATATCTTCATTATGATTATGTGATGGACAATCACAGCCTGGTTTTGGATTTTTTGGATCGCATCCACAATCACCACATGCTTCCATTTGGATATCATCATCTAGTTTGTGAGCAGTATCTTTTTTCATTGTAGTCTTGTGTGTCTTACCACCAAACTCAAAACTATCTTTACCTGCACGAGCCGCTGCCGCAGCAGCTTGATTAAACGCATTTTCTTCAATGTCTGCTTCATCAATTTCTGCTTCTTCCATGTCGCCTACCATATCATGGTGTCTTTCAAAATCAGAAACAAAATCTTCAAGTTGATCGCCGCTCAAGTAACGTACTAGCTCATCAATAAGAACTTTGTGTGCGCCATCTGCTTCGCCGCCTGCAAATTCATCTTGCATTCTATAAAAACCAGAAGCACTATCGCCTACTGCTTCTTCCATATCATCTTCTTTCATTGAACGCTCTTCCATTGAATCTGGAACACCGTTACCGTCTTTGTCTCTCCACCAATCACCTGTTTCATCATCACAATCATGTGAACAATCGGTAGTTGGGCTGTTCATTGTATCGCCACAGTCTTTACATGTGTAGTCTGATGCATTTAGTTGCTCTGCTTCTTCTACATGACCCTGAGTATCTTCAAAGCCAGCAAGTTTTAAAATTCTGTCTAAATCACTCATTGTCTTTTTCCTTTTCTTTTCTAAGTTTTAACAATTCTTGTACAAAACTGGTGTTATATTTGTCTCCATAATAATCATCAGTTTTTACTTTATCTGCTTCACTATAATCTGAATCGTTTAATTTACTATCATTTTTTTCCATGTCGTACTCTGATGATTCTTCTAACATGTCAATATCTTGTTCGTGTTCGCCTCTTACTTTAAATACGCCATCCTGTAATCCTAGCATGTTTTGAATTTCAGTTTTAACCTGATATCCACTTACTGGTAAGTTTGTTTCAAACTCATACATAAAAACTTCATAGCCTTTGTGGCTAGGAAAGTCTTTTGGTGTACTTTGTAGTATTGTCTTCTTCACAGCACCAAGTCCTTTTGAGTCATATTTCATTAGGTGCTTCTCAATGCGATCACATTGTTCATCCGTTAATTCATGGATAGTTTTAACTCTAAATTTCCATGTTTGTTTTGATTCTGATAGATAGTTTTTAAAACTTTTCATTATAATTCTCCGTAATACTATTTATCGTTTTTGTCCATTTTGTTCATTATTTCTGCTAATAATTCACTTCTACTACCAATAACTTTGCCTTCTGCAATGTCTTGATTTTCTGATCCACCGTTCTCTCTGTTTTTATTTTGAATGTATGCCTGTGCTTTGTCTTCATCTACATCAAGTCTACGCTGTCTCATTTGTAATTCTATAATTTTTAATTTTTTATCCATTTTTGATTGTTTGGCTTGCAATGCAGCACTAATCATTTTACTAGCACTATCAAAAATTGGAGCTGCGTGTCTATCTTCTACGCTTTTTCCTAAGTCTACTAAATCCTCAAAAGTTTCCATAGCTTTTGCGGCATATTCGTCCATTTCTCTTTCTAGTTCTTCTAATCCTGTTACTGCTGGCAATGCAGAATCTGTACGTTCAGCAATAGACATTTCCCCTTGATACTCTGCAATTTCGTTTTCTAATTCTTCAATTGTAGGCTCTAATTCTTCTTCTTCCTTGGGCAACATATCTTCTATGTCAGGAAGTAAGTTTAATGTTTCTTCAAGCTTCTTAGTCATTTTCTTTTACTCTTTCTGCGCTTGGGTTTACTATTTTTAGGTCTATTAAATATCTCATTTTCTGTTATTACTCTAAAACCTAATCCTTTGGCATCGCACCATGCTCTAGCGGCTTGCCATTTTGCATGATTAACTACCGCAGCTGCTTTTTCTGATTGTGTTTTGGCTTCACCTAAAGTTTGTTTACTAGGTTTAATTTCTACCATCTCAGCACGATCATTGCCTTTAGTGTCTTTATATACCATTAGTATATCAGGAACATATGTAGTTGTCTTACCTGTTAGTGGATTGCGATACGGAATACGATGTGTCTCGCTTCCCCAACCAATAACACTAGGATGATTATCACACATTCTAAAAACAGCAAGTTCCCAGCCACTTCTATACCTTGGCGCTCTTTTACCTATGTATTTATTTGGATTTTTGACCTCATAAAGACCTTGCATAAACTTTGCCATGTTTATCTACTCTTTATATCATAGCCTTCATACGTAAAGGTCAATCGATATTGCACTAGACCTGTGTCGCTGTAATCTAATGTATCTGAATCTATGTTTGATATTATTGGGTTATATATTTGAATTATATTGTCATCATCAGAAGAATTAGTACGTTCTATAAAAAAAGTTCTTATATAATTTTTGCTGCCTTGCAGTTTAAAGCCTTTGCCGTCAACAGTATGTGATATTAGATTTGGCGTGTTCATTGGACCGCCATAGTAGTATGCCGTGTAGCTTTTTAGAAAGTTTTCTATGGCTGCATCTCTTGTATCGTATACTGTAAGAATTACAGGGTTATAATCAACACCTGTTTGTACTATTCTTTTGTTATTATAACTATTTAGAGTTTGTACCCTATTAGTATAACTTGGCATAGTGACACTTGCTACACGGCTTAAATCTACTGTTCCTTCAATTGTATCTAAACTACAAGTGAAGTTAAATTTGTTTCTAGGCACAGCCGAAATCGTACCAATCGTATCTTGTCCATACAATTTATGTGCTTGTGTGCCTAGAGCCATTTTTTTATCCTATCTT